CATGCCCCAAGGCCTACCGGCGGCCTCCGCGCCGGGCTCACCCATGGAGACTCCATGAGCACCGAACCCCTCGACCCCACTCCCGATTCCCTGACTGGCGCCCTTGGCGTCCAGGGTGACGGAGAAACCAAGACCACGCCCCCCAATGGCGAGCCCCCGGCCGGCGAAGAGCTGGACGAGAACGGCGAGCCCAAGAAGCGGATGGGCGGCTTCCAGAAGCGGATCCAGAAGCTCACCACGCGGCTGGCCGTCCAGGAAGAAGAGATCGCCCGCCTCCGCGCCGGCAGCTCCGCCGCGCCCGCCCAGGAGGCCCCGGCTCTGACCGAGCCGCAGCCTCCCGACGAGTCGAAGTTCAGCAGCTACACGGACTACAAGGCCGCCGAGCGGAAGTACTTCTCCGACCTGGCGGACTACAAGGCCGAGATGAAGATCCAGGCCCGCGACAAGGCCAAGGCCACCGAGGCTGAAGCCGCCAAGACGCGGGAAAAGCAGGCTGAAGTGCGGGAGTCCTGGGCCAAGCGCCTGGAAGCTGCGCACGAGGCCCACCCTGACCTGGAAGATCTGCTCGAGGAAGACCTTCCCACCACGCCGACCATGCAGGAGTTCCTCATGGCGTCGGCGCACGGCGGGGAGATGCTCCACCACCTCGCCTCCCACCCGGCCGAGTGCCGCCGGATCGCCGGTCTCACCCCCCGCGGGGCCGAGATCGCCCTGGCCCGCATCGAGGACGAGATCTCGGCGAAGACGCCCAGCACCACCCTCCAGAAGCGAACCACCAGCGCCCCCGCGCCGCTCCAGCCCCTCAAGGGGACGGGGACGGTCAGCAGGGACCCCAGCAAGCTCTCGGACGCCGAGTGGCTCCGCCAGGAGCGTGCTGCGAAGCGCTGAACCTCCCCTGACCCCTCCTTTGCCGGATCGAACCGGCCCCCCGGAGAACAGCAATGAGCAACACGATTCTCACCCACCAGATGGTCGCCCGGCGCTCCGCGAAGCGCCTCCAGGAGGCGATGAACTTCATCACCAACATCAGCCGCGAGCGCGAAGACGACATGACCGCCAAGGTCAACGGCTACCGCAAGGGCGGCACGGTCAAGATCAAGATCCCGCCCGCCAACAAGGTCTACGACGGCGCGGTCTTCGCCGGCGGCGGTGCCGCCCCGGACCAGGTGGAGACCTACGTCACCTCCACCCTCAGCACCCAGAAGCACGTGGCCCTCCGGTTCACGAGCATCGAGAAGGCGCTGAGCATCGACGAGTATGACGAGCGGTTCATCCGCCCCGCCATCAGCACCCTCGCCGCCGTGGTCCAGGCGGACCAGCTTTCCAAGATCTACAAGCAGATCGCGGGCGTGGTCGGCACCGCCGGCACCGTGCCCACCACCATGAAGACCTACAGCCAGGCCCGGTCCTACCTGGAGCGGTTCCTGGCGCCTGCTGACCCCCGGACGCTGCTCATCAGCTCCGACGCCAACACCGAGCTGGTGGACGCCTCCAAGGTGCTCCTGAACCCGAACAAGGCCATCTCGGACATGTTCATGCAGGGGTACATCAACTCCGGCCACGGCTTCAACTGGTTCGAGAACCAGAGCCTGCCCATCCACACCAATGGCAACAAGGTGGCGGGGTTGACGGTCTCCGGCGCCGGCCAGACGGGCTCCAACCTGCTCATCGCGGGCACGCTCGCGGCGGACACCTTCAAGGCGGGCACCAGCTTCCAGATCGCTGGCGTCTACGCGGTGCACCCGCTCACGGGCGCGATCCTGCCCAAGCTGCGGGACTTCGTGGTCACCGCGGACGTCACCGCCGCCGGCGCCACCACGACCCTGGCCATCAGCCCCGCGCTGAACGCCGCGGCCCCGGGCGCCACGGTCTCCGCCCTGCCCGCCAATGGCGCGGCCATCACCATCCAGGGCGCTGCCTCCACCTCCTACCGGCAGAATCTGGCCTTCCACCGTGACGCCATCGTGACCGCCTTCGCCCCCCTGGGTGTGATCGCCGGGACCGAGGGGTACACCTTCGACGCGGACGGCATCAGCCTCCGCGTGATGACCGGCGGCGACTTCACCAACGACGCGGAGAACACCCGCATCGACGTCCTCTACGCGGACCCCCAGCTGGTCTACAAGGACCACGCCGTCCGCATCACCGAGTAGTCCAACTACGGCGGGGGGCTCCGGCTCCCCGCCCCTTTTCGAGGCTGACATGTCTGAATTCACCGAATACCCCAAGATGCTCTACAGGGGCAAGCAGCACCACATCGTCCACACCGAGGACGAAGAGGCCGCCAAGACCGAGGAAGGCTGGAGCGCCACCCCCGCCCCGGCCGAGGCCCCCGCTCCCGAGCAGGCCAAAGAGTCTGCGCCCTGCGCGAAGTGCGCGGAGCTCCAGGCCGAGGTGGACCGCCTGGCGGCGGCCCTGGCCGAGGCCCGGCAGCCCATGACCGGCGAGATCTCCGCGCCCACCAAGCGCGGCCGCCCGGCGAAGGCCTAGCCCATGGCCACGCTCCTGGACCTCATCACCGGCGCCGCCCGCCTCATCGGCGTGGCGAACCCGGGCGAAGCCCTGGACGCCGTGGCCGCCCAGGACGCGCTCCAGGCCCTCAACGGCCTCATCGAGACGCTGAACCTGGAGCACCTCACCAACCCCACCGGCGTGAGCCGCGTGGACGTCACCTGCACGGCTGGCAAGGCCTTCCACACCATCGGACCCGGGGGGGACTTCGATCTCCCCCGGCCGGTGGCCATCGACAAGGCCTACATGCTCATCGGCTCCGGGGAATACCCGGTTGAGGTGATTGGGGACGATGTGTGGGCCGACATCCCCGTCAAGGGCGTCTCGGCCATCCCCCTGCAGCTCTACTACGAGCCGGAGAACCCGCTCGGGAAGGTGTTCCTCTGGCCCCGCCCGGCGCAGAACTACGCCATGGCTCTGTGGGTCTGGGACAGCCTGCCGACCTACACCATGGCGCAGCTCAACCAGCAGCTGGTTCTGCCCCCGGGGTACGCCCGGATGTACCGTTACAACCTCGCGCTGGAACTGGCACCGGAATATGGCAGGGAGCCCTCAGCTGCGGTCGTGAACATCGCCACCGAATCCAAGGCCGCTGTGAAGCGGGCCAACCAGACCACGCCCCTGATGGAAGTGGACGGCGTGCCCCTGAGTGGCGGGCATTCCAGCACCAATCTGGCTCGATTCCTGAGCGGGAGCTGAGGGTGCGCTTCCCCGGGTTCATCGGTCCCACCTACCGCCTCCAGTCCCTCAAGGCTGCGAATGAGCGGTGCGTGAACCTGTACCCGGAGATCATCGAGTCGCGGAACTCGCCCAACGCGGAGATCGGCTACCTCCCGATGGTCCCGGGGCTCAAGCGCCTCGCCACCATCGTGGCGGGCCCCATCCGGGGGGCCTTCACCCTCAGCACGGGCCGCCTAGCCGTGGTGAGTGGCAACAAACTCTACAGCGTGACCCCGGACTGGGTCCCCCACGAGTCCGGGACGCTGAGCACCAGCGCTGGCCCCGTGGACATGGCCGACAACGGCAGCCAACTGATGGTGGTGGACGGGGCCTCGGGCTATGTGGTGAGCCTCATCACTGGCGCCTTCCAGAAGATCACCAGCGAGTTCTTCATGGGGGCCAGCCGGGTCTGCTTCATCGACGGCTACTTCCTGGTGAACAACCCCGGAACGGGGCAGTTCCAGATCAGCAGCCTCTACGATGGGATCACCTGGGACGGCCTGGACTTCGGCGTGGCCGAGGGCCTCCCGGATCCCGTGGTGGGCGTCCTGGCCAACAACCGACAGGCCTGGGTCTTCGGGACCCGCAGCGTGGAGGTCTACTGGAACTCCGGGGACCCGGACTTCCCCTTCAGCCGCATCGACGGGAGTTTCATCGAGCACGGCTGCGCGGCGGCCTTCACCGCCCAGAAGTTCGCAGGCACGGTGGCCTGGCTGAGCGACAAGGGCCAGGTGCTCATGGCCAACGGGTTCCAGCCCCAGCGGATCTCGAACCACGCCGTGGAACGGGCAATCAAGGAAGCCGGGGACGTCTCTGCGGCCTACGCCTGGACCCATGTCGAGGGCGGGCACACCTTCTACTGCCTGGCCCTGCCCGGCGCGTCCACCACCTGGTGCTACGACCTGAACACCAGCCAGTGGCACGAGCGGGCCGAGATGGTGAACGGCGCCTACACCCCGTCCCGGGTGTCCTGCTGCACCTACGCCTATGGGGTGTGGGTCGCTGGGGATGCCACGGACGGCCGGCTCTACCAACTGGACGCCGAGACCTACTCGAATGACGGCGACCCGCTGGCGTGGGAACGCATGGCGCCGCGCCTGAACAAGGAGGGCGTGAACCTCTTCCCGTCCAAGTTCGAACTGGAGATGGAGACCGGCGTGGGGCTGGACGGCGTGGGCCAGGGCACCGATCCCCAGGTCATGCTCCAGATCTCCCGTGACGGCGGCGCCACCTGGGGCCCTGAGATGTGGGTCTCCGCTGGGCACATCGGGCAGTACCGAACTCGCGCCATCTGGCGCCGCCTCGGGTTCGGCCGGGATCTGGTGTTCAAGGTCCGGGGCACGGACCCCGTGAAGACCATCCTGCTAGGCGCCAACCTCGATATCGAAGCGGGGAGGTACTGATGCGCCCCCTGGTCCGAAGCGATGAAGACCCTGGATCCGGCTGGGGCGCCCCGCCCCTGGATCCGGCTGTGGCTGCCACCCCCACGAGTCCCGCGGCCGCAGCCGCCACCCAGGTGACCCAGGCGGCCAACGAATCCGCCCGCGCCGCTCAGGCTGTCTCTCAACTCCCTCCGCCGCCGTTCGGCATTCCCTTCGTTGGCTCCGATGGGCGGGTCTCTCCGACCTGGATGTCCTGGCTCACCCGGCTCTACACCCGGTCCGGCGGGGCCACGGCTACCTCCACGAGCGACCTGGATGCTCTGACCGAGTTCGATGACCTGCCCGTGCCCCGGACGGCTGATGGGTCGTTCGAGTGGCCCGACTCAACCCGTGCGCGGGTGTACCGGGAAGTGCTTGATGACGGCCTCTGGGACGAATCTCCAAACACCAAGGCTTGGGTCAGGGCCCAGGGCTTTCAGGCGGCGCTCGGCTTCGCGCCCGTGAACAGGGCTGGAGACTCCGGCCTCGGGGCCATGTCGATGGACCGGGTGACCACGGTCCTGAGCGGCGCCGTGTTCAGCGCCGTAGCCGCGACAACGGCATCCAAATACGCCGTTTTCACCAACAACGGCAACACGGTCTACTTCGGCGTGGAAAACTCCGGGGCCACTACGTTCGGCGCGCCAGCGGCCTACATGGCGGTGATCTATACAACGACTCCGCTGTGGGTCCGGGCCAGCGGAACCACCTTCTCTGGCCAGGTTGGATTCAACGGCACGGCCGCCATTGCCAAGCCCGTGCTCCCCGCGGCCGCAGTGGACCCCGCTACGACGATGGCCCTGGTGAACCAGATCCGATCCGCCCTCATCAACTACGGCCTTTGCTCATAGGAGCCCCTATGGCTGTCCAGCCTCGCAAGATCATCCAGGGCACCCAGATCCCCAACGCCGCGGCGGCCACGCCTGGGCTCTACGCCTGCCCCGCCAACGAGAAGGTGCTGATCAAGAAGCTGACCTTCACGAACGACGACGCCACCGCCCGCCTGTTGACCATCCACCTGGTGGCCAGTGGCGGCACGGCTAGCGCCTCGAACCTCGTCACCAAGGCCGTCAGCATCCCCGCCAGCGGCACCTATGAGGCGTTTGAGGCCGAGGGCCACATTCTCCAGGCCGGGGACTTCATCACGGCCTTCTCGGACGTGGCCGCCAAGGTCACGTGCCACGGGTCGGGGGTGAGCCTCTGATGATCACCCACCGCGTGAGTTCCTGTGGGTTCGGGGTGGCAGCCTCGGACCAGCAGAGCGTGCTGGATGAACTCGTCGCGGCGGGGGGCGTTAGCAGCGGCCGCGAACTCATCCTGGAGATCGAAACTCGCATGCGGGAACTCCCGGGGCAGATGGAACTGGAGCCCACGCACCATTTCTCGAAGGGCATCTATGCGCGGGAGCTGCGAATTCCGGCGGGAACGCTCCTCACCGGGAAGATCCACAAGTTCGAGAACCTCAACATCATCAGCCAGGGCGATATCTCCGTGGTCACAGAGGACGGCGTCAAGCGCATCCAGGCCCCGTGCACGCTGGTGTCCCCCCCGGGGACCAAGCGCATCGGCTACGCGCACACGGACACGGTGTGGACCACGATCCACGCGACGGAAGAGACCGATCTGGAAGCCCTGGAGGCTGAGTTGATCGCGGCCAGTTTTGAAGAGTTCGATCGGTTCCAACAGCAGGCTCTGGTGATGAAGGAGGGCGCGGCATGTCTTGGGGAGCGGTAATTATTGGTGGTTCCGCCATCCTCGGCGGTGTCCTCGCCAACCAGGGCGCAAAGAGCGCCGCCAGCACAGCGGCAGGGGCGGCGAACAACGCCAACGCCCTCAGCGACGCCCAGTTCCAGCAGACCCGCACGGACATGGCGCCGTGGCGCAACGCCGGGGGCTCGGCCATCGGCCAGCTGTCCTACCTGGTGGGCCTTCCCGGGTACGGGCCCGCTCCCGCCCCCACGGGCCAGCTGCGGACCCTGGGGCAGACGGGCGCCGCTCTCCCTGCACCGGGCCAGTGGTCTCCCAGCGGGCCCGTGAGTTTCGAGGACATCGGCGGGCGGCGCATGCCTGGATCTGCGATGCAGAAATCCATAGACGAGCCCACGTCCACGACCTTCGGCGGGAGTTCTGGCATGAGCCCGGTCTACGACTCCGCAACAGGCCAGAATGGATCGAATCCGTGGGATGGTGCCACGATCACATCAGCAGGCATTGCCCCGAACACCTACAACACCCAGCTCGGCGACTTCGGCTCTCTGAGTCGGGACTTCAGCATGGCCGACTTCCAGGCGGACCCCGGGCTCCAGTTCCGCATGGACAGGGGCCAGCAGGCCCTGGAGCGCAGCGCGGCGGCGGGCGGCCGTTTCCTCGGCGGCGGCACGCTCAAGGCCCTCACCCGCTACGGGCAGGACTTCGGCTCGCAGGAGTACGGCAACGCCTTCAACCGCTTCCAGACCAACCGGAACACCCGCTTCAACCAGCTCGCGGCCGTGGCCGGCATCGGGCAGACGGCGAACGGGCAGCTGGCGCAGTTGGGCCAGACCAACGCCCTGACCCAAGGGAACAACCTCATGGGCGCCGCCACCGTGGGCGGGAACGCCGCGATGGCCGGGGCGGCAGGCTGGAGCTCCGCCCTGAACAACGGCGTCAACAACTGGCTGACCTACCAGGGATACAAGGGGTGACGCATGGCCTTTGAAGGGATGGACTTCTCGATCCTGAACCGGGTGCCGCAGATCGATGTGGCGGGCTCGATGGGCAAGGGCCTTCAACTCCGGGACATGATGCAGGCCCGGAAGGATGATGACGCCATGCGGGAGCTGTCACGGCAGGCCGGGGGTGACCTGGGCCAGCTGGCGGACCTTGCCCAGCAGAAGGGGCTCTACAAGCAGGCTCAGGCTGTGCGGAAACAGCAGCTGGACACCCAGAAGGAGATCGTCACCATCCAGGAGACCCTGGGCAAGGTGGACAAGCAGCGTCGGGACGCCATCCAGGCCGCCAACGAGGATGTGGGCAAGATGGCCGCCTGGGCGGACACGCCCGAGAAGTGGGCCCAGGGCATGCAGGTGGTCATGCGCGACCACCCGATCATCGCCCAGGGCCTCCAGCCCTTTCTCCAGTTCAACCAGGACAACCGGAAGGCCGTGCTCACCAGGGCCGCCACGGTGGACGCCGCCCTGAAGACGCTCAAGCCCGAGATCCAGGACCGCAACGGCGCCCTGGTCCCCGTCACCACGGACATCACTGGCCAGCAGACCGTGGGCGCGCCGGTGGGGTTCAAGGCGCAGTCCGAACCGGCGAAGGTGGGCCAGGATCTCTCCAACGGCTTGATCACTCCCGGAGTGGCCGCCGACCTCACCAAGAAGGTCACCACCCACGCCCCTGGCGTGACCGTGAACACCGGGGAGAAGCTGCCCCCGGGCTGGCGCCAAGACCCCGCTAACCCCGGCGCCTGGAAGCCGATCCCCGGCGGACCACACGACACCAACAGCAAGGACAAGCCGCTGACCGAGGCGCAGGGTAACGCGCTGGGTTTCGGCATCCGGGCACGTGAAGCCGACGTGATCCTGAACAAACTCGAGGCCCAGGGCGCCAATGTGGCCGGTGGCCTCCAGCGGGTGGCCTCCAGCGTGCCCGGTGTGGGAAACTACCTGACCCCGCCCTCACTCCAGGAGTACGACCAGGCCAAGCGGAACTTCGTGAGCGCCGTCCTCCGCAAGGAGTCCGGCGCGGCCATCAGCGCTTCCGAGTTCGCCAACGAGGAGAAGAAGTACTTCCCGCAGCCGGGAGACTCCCCCGAGGTCATCCGCCAGAAGGCCGACGCCCGCAAGACCGCCATCGGCGTGCTCCAGATCCAGGCCGGGCGGGACCTCCCTGAGATCGTGAGGCCGGTGAAGGCCGCCAAGCCCGGGAAGCCCGCCAGCGCATCTGGCAAGGCCACCTTCGCCGAGATCCGTGAGGCGGTGAAGCCGGGCGGGAAGTACGCGGGGAAGACTGTGGACGAGGTGGTCTTCGCGCTGCGTCAGCGCGGAATTGAGGTGCAGTGATGCCGCTGCCAGACGATCTGTTCCCCGGGAAAGCCCCGGCGGGCGCCTCAGCCTTGCCGGACGACCTCTTCGGGGCCAACCCTGCGGCGCCGAAGCGCATCACCCCCGCCGACCTGAAGCTGGGTTCGACGGATGACGAGATCATCCAGGCCTTCGGCTACGACCCGGCCCTGATCAAGAAGTCCCGCTACTACAAGGAGGGCGACCTCTCGGGCAACATCACCGACCCCAACGGCGTGGTGGCCACCATGTTCGGGAGGGGCGCCAGGGCCCTGGACCCCGCAGTGGCACCCTACCAGCCCCTCACCCAGCCCGTGGGCGGGTTCCTGCATGGGCTCACCTCCGCCGCCCGGGGCGGGGCACAGATGCTGACCCGGGCCGGCAGGGCTGTGGGGGCCAACTCCGACGCCGACGTGGCCTACAAGGACCTCGCCCAGAAGTTCGCCGAATGGGACTACAAGACCAACTGGCTCCACGGCCAGGAGGCCAGCCTCCCGGCCAAGACCCTGGATCTGGCGGGGACTGTCATGGGCACGCCGGCGCCCCCGGTGACCAAGGCGGCCACCCTCGGCGGTCGCGCGGCTCTCGGCGCTGTCGCGGGCGGCCTGGGTGCCCTCACCCAGCCCGTGGACGTGGACCCCAACGACCCGAACAGCTACGCCAAGCAGAAGGGCGAGCAGGTTGGCCTGGGGGTGGTCCTGGGCGGCGCTGCACCCGCGGTGATGGAGAAGGCTGTCTTCCCGGCCCTGGGCAAGGCCTACAACTTCGCCAAGGGCGTGATGAAACCCGGATCGGCCGAGATCGAGCGGCTGGGGCAGAAGTTCGGCGTGCCCACCACCGCCGGGGATGCCTCCGGTTCGGTGGCCATGCGCAAGGCAGAGGTGGGCCTGGAGAGCGTCCCCCTGGTGGGCATGGGCGCCTTCCGGCAGGGACAGGACCGGGCCGCCGGCACTGCCGCCACGGGCATGGCCCAGCAGCTGCTGGACGAGATGAACTCCCAGGGCTGGTCCAACCTCGGACAGGTGCAACGCGCCGCCCAGGCCGGGCGCAAGGGCGCCCAGGCCCTGCTGGACGAAATCGATGCTGCGGGCTCGGACTGGACGCGCATCCTCCAGGCCAGCGGCAACCTGAAGCTTTTCCAGGGAAAACTGGCCGCCGATGCTGCCTACGACAAAGTGGGCCAGATGGCGGCGCGGCATGGCGAGGTTCCCCTCACCGAAACCACGCGCGTCCTCGAGGAGCTCCGCCGCAACGGCGCCGTGGACATCCTGCCTGAGGAGTCCACTGCTGGCGTGCTGAACAAGATCTACACCCGGCTGAATGCCGAAGCTGCGGTTCCCGCTGCCCAGGCTGGGGCCCAGGCGGTGGGCGGGGAGGTTGCCACGGCGGCCCTGCCCCCGCAGTCCATGGCCGACACCAGCTTCGAGGGCCTGCGGCGCCTCCGGTCCCGCCTGGGCGGCATGATCCAGGACGGGAAGAAGGGCGCCAACGCCGCGGTGGGAACCGAGGGCACGGGCATCCTCGAGCGCCTGCGGGGCGCCGTGGAGAATGACATGGAGGCCTTCGCCAAGTCGAACGGCCCCGAGCTAGCCACGGCCTGGCGCGATGCCGACCGGATTTACAAGACCCAGGTGGTGCCCTTCAAGGACCGGGCCCTGGCCTCGGCCATGAAGTCTGCGACCCCTGACGAGATCTTCGACCAGTTCATGAAGCGGGGCCGAGAGGGCAGGGCCGCGAACTTCTACGAGGCTCTGGACCCCAAGGGGCAGGCAGCCGTGCGGGTGGGATTCGTGGAGAACGCCATGGAGAAGGCCCTGAACTCCGGGGCCGGGGACCAGGCGGCCATCTTCAGCCCTGGTCGCTTCGCCAAGTATCTGGAGGACATGCGCAAGCCCCTCGGCGTGGCCCTGAAGGGACAGGACAAGTGGGAACTCGACGGCCTCGTCAAACTCATGCGGCACGTGGAGCGCGCCGGACAGTTCGCCGAGAACCCCCCGACCGGGAACCGCCTCATGCAGCTGGCGGTGGGCGGGGGGCTCGCCGGAGCCGCCAAGTTCGTGGACCCCTGGGCCGCCGTAGGCGCCTGGGGCGCCGCGAAAACCGCCAAAGTCCTCCTCACCAGCCCCGCCGGCAAGCGCCTCCTCCTGGCCGCCTCCGAACTGCCCGTGGGCTCCAAGGTCATGCAGGACCTCGTGAACAATCAGCTGCCCAAGGTGCTCAGCCGCGCCGTCACCCCTGACCCCATCGCCAACGCCTACCAGTTCGACCAGCCCCAGGACTGACCCACGGAGCCCCTCATGACCGCGACCCTGCCGCCTGCCATCAAATTCCAGCCCCTCGTGGGGGGTGTGCCGCTGCCCGGCGGGAAGGTCTACTTCTTCGAGGCCGGCACAACCACGCCGCAGGCCGTGTACGCTGCAGATGGCATCACGTCCATCGGCAACAGCCTCACCCTGGACGCCAACGGGGCCACCAGCTTCCGTCTCGGTGCGGGCCTGGCCTACAAGATCGACCTCTTCGACGCCAACAATGTGCATCAGGCGGGGTGGCCCGAGGACAACATCCAGGACATCGCCAGCCTGGCGGCAAGGGCCACCGATCTGGCCTCGAGCGTGGCCGGGAAGGGGAGCGCGTTGGTGGCCTGGAACCCCGCGGTCACCTACCCGGACGGCTCGGTTGGCAAGCAGGTGTCCGCGCTCAGCACGGGTCTGGTGACGACCATGACCTACAACCCGACGGCGGCCTGGCCGAATGGCTCAGTGGGCAAGCAGATCGCCTCCACCAGTGCGGCCGGGCAGACCCAGGCACTCATGGCCAAGCTCAAGCGCGGCCAGGAGGACGCTGCCATCGTCGTGCTGGGCGACAGCACGGGGAACGAGGCAACCGAATGGGTCTACAAGATGGCCCTGGCGCTGGCGGCGCTGTTCCCCACGCACACGGTCAAGTACACGCTCTGGGACGGGGCGGCCTATCCGCTCCCCACGACCCTGGCGACAGGGAGCGGGTCCAAGACGCTCACGATCTACAACGGGTCCGTCTCCGGCTCCCTCGCCTCCTACTCCCTGGGGGCCCGGTTCTCCCCGATGGTCGAGAGCCTCAAGCCGGATCTGGTGTTCATCAGCTATGGGCACAACCAGTTCACCGCCGACTGGGCGATGTGGGCCTCCAATTACCTGGAGATCACCGAGAATGTGGCTCTGTCCTGCGCCTACGCGGGCATCATCTGCATCCTCCAGAATCCCAGTCAGGTAGACAACCAACAGGCGCTCCGGGCCACGGTCTACCAGCGCATCGCGCTCAAGCACGGCTACGGCATCATCGACGTCCATCAGGTCTTCCTGGACTACGGGGCTTGGGCGGCGGATCTCATGGCTGACAGCGTGCACCCGAACGCCGTGGGGCAGGATCTGTGGGTCGCTGAGGTGATGAAGTCCTTCACCTACAAACGGGACATGCAGATGCAGCCGCACGTCCCGTCGCTCTCGATGGCTGGTTCGCAGCTCATCAAGAACGGGGACTTCAGTTTGTGGGATGAGGGCTCTACCACGCCCCCCGTGGGGTGGACCGTGGGCGGGGGGGCCATCACCTTCGCGGCGGACACCATCAACGGCGAGGGAGCCCCGTTCAAGTACCCCCTGAAGTTGACGGCCACGGCGGGAGCGGGCGCCTACATCGCGCGGGAGCTGCCGCTGAGCAAGGTGAAGGGGAAGTGGGTCACGGTGGCGGCTCGGGTCTTCGTGCCGGCTGGTTCCGGCCTTCAGGCGGGCCGCCTGGAGATCGGCACGAACCTTGGGACCACCCGGAACGATGACGGAACGGCCAACGGGCAGGGCGGCTGGACCTGGCGGATCGTCCAGACCTATTTCGACCCCGCCTTGGCGCCGGCCTACGCCAAGATCTGGATCTGGCCTGACATGACCGCGGGCGGGGCAAGCATGTCCATCGACCAGCTCTCCATCGTCATCGGTGATGTCCCGATGGGGCTCCCCTCCACCAACTGGGACTCAGATCAGGTTCGCGTGGCGGGCAAGGCGTTCATCGCCAACGGGGCCTCGACCACCCTCACTTATCCGGCGCGGAAGACCCACGTCTACATCACCACCTCGGCGGCGTCACTGGCCACGACCCTCCCGGCGACCTCGCTGGATATGGACGGGCTGGTCATCTCCCTGGTCGCCGGGTCTGCCGTAGCGACCGCCACTTGGGTGGCCGGGGCGGGCGGTGCTGCCATCGTTGGGGCACCCGCTGCGCTTTCGGCGAACGTCCCGGTGCGAATGATCTTCAACTTCCCGAAGAACACCTGGTACCCGTTCTGAGGCTTGTGCGCCTTTTGTAACGGCTGCCCCGCAAAAGGCGACGAAAAAGCGCGAAAAAAAGGACAAAACGAAGCCCCCGAAAGGGGGCTAAGTCTTGTGTTTGCTGGCTCCGGAGGAGGGATTTGAACCCCCGACCTAGTGATTAACAGTCATGGCCGCGACATCCTGTGAACGTAGCAACGGCGCGGGTTTCAAGGCATTCGCATTTTCGCTTGTGCGGGAATTGTAGCGTTCGGCAGGTCATGCCCATAGCTCGTTCTGGTGCTTCTTCTGCTCTTCGGTGCTGGTCTCCTGGTAGATCAGGGTCGTCATCGCCGAGCGGTGGCCCATCATCTCCTGGACCTCCTTGAGGGGGGCCTTGTTTCGGAGGTGCAGCGTCCCGAAGGTCGCTCGGAGCCGATGGTTGCCCAGGGTGGGCACACCGATGGCGATGGCGCCCCGCTTCAAGGCCTTGTTCAACCAGCCCCGCTGGTGGGCCTTCCCCTTGGCACCGGGGAAGATCAGGCCGAGGTCTGGGCGCTGCGCCGGCAGCTCCTCGTCGTGGGCTAGGGTCGTGTCCCCGCGCTTGATGGCCAGGGCTTGGCGCTTCAGGGTCTGACGGGTGAGCATCCAGCCGATGGCCGTCAGCAGCATCTGGGGCACGGCCACCACTCGGTCCCGCTTGCCCTTGGTCTTGCTCCGGACGTGGTATTCCTCAGCGGTCAGCCACTCCCATCGGGAGTTCAGCATCTCGGCCTCACGGACGCCCAGGTTCATGGTGAAGGTGGCAGCCGCGGGGATCTGGGGGTTGATCCGGTTCACGGCCTCGAAGAACTCGTCGCGCTGGGTCTTCTCCACGATGGGGCGGTCCTTCTTCGGCTCGTCGAGCATCTTCACCGAGTAGGGCATCGCCTTGATCAGGCGGTCCTTCATAGCCCAGCGACAGAACAGCTTCAGGTAGCGCATGACCATGTTGACGGTGGCGGGGCTGTGGGTCTGGAGGTAGTCGGATCGCCAGTCCTCGACCCGGACGGTGGTGATGTGGGTCAGGGGCAGTTTGAGAAGCGGCTCGAGGGCGGTCTTGGCCTTCTCGGCGGCCAGGCGGTGCTCATCCGAGACGGACCGCCCACGGGTGCGCAGCCACGCCTCGATGACCGCGCCGAGGGTGGGGGCCTTTCGGATCCCATGCTCGCCGAGGACGATCTCGCTGCGGACCTGGGCCAGTACCTGCTTGGCTGTGGCCATGTCCCGGGCCCCGGTGCTCCCGGAGTAGGGAACCTTGTTCAGCTCGAAACGGTAGTGCCAGACCTCGCCGCGCTTGTGGAGCCACTGGGTCATAGAGGCGGCCTACCAATAGGGTTAAATTCGTCGGGGTGTGGGAACGCCTTTCGGAATTCGCTTCGGGTGTCGATGCTTTGGACCAGAGAGAGAGGCACCACCGCTATCCGTGTGTTCGCCTCTTCTGGGAGGACTGGTTTCCCTGCTCCCATGACTTGGGAGAGGTCGTTGATTCCGGTGTACCCGCCATAAATGCTCATCCGGTTCTCCCGAGATTGCGGAGGTAAAGCCTATCTCGAACCTCTAGTTCGAGGGGATCAACTTCTCTTGAGGCCTCAAGCCAACGCAGGACTACGGCCAGGACGAACCGGGGCTTCTTCCAGCCCGGGACGGTCGGCATGCCGGCGCGGATCCAGGCGTGGATGGTCAGGCTGCAGACCCGGATCGGCGCCGGCTCGAGGGCCCGGAGCGCGAGGATGAGCTGCTGCTGGGTGAGGATCAAAGGTGCTTCCTATTTCGTGGATTGGGCGAACCGCTCCGGGCTGGATTCGCTGGGGTTGCTGCGCGGGGCGGTTCGTGGTTGGGGCTTGTTTTAGTGCGTTATGTCGGTTGGTGAGTACGTATAAAACAAAGTTGGGCACTATCGCCATCGCGTGATTTCGTATCTCAACTTGTGCTTCTTGCAGTAGCGAAGAACACGTTTGATCTTTCGCCAGTGAGATTTGAAGAATGTCTCTTTGGTCATCACATCCCAGTCCATCGGGGGGCACTCGTATTCGACCGAAAACCTGTGACTCATCGTGTCCTTTCCGGGCATCGCGCCCAACCATCTCGCTCAACCTGCGCTCGTTTCACTCGCCGGACGCCTGCGGCGCCGGGTTAGCTCGGGGCGTTAGGCCGATGCCGCCCTCTGCCGCGCATCCATCTCCTCGAAGAGGGCGTCCTCCGCGGGGTTGCACACGCCGATCTCCGGCGTGCCCACCCAGGGGCGAGCGGTGCGGCACAAGGAGCATGGGCAGGTCTTGTCCAGGCACGCCTCGGGCACGGCGTTGGCCAGCCGCAGGGCGGCGCGGTCGTGGCTGATGAGGATGTGCATGGCGACCCAGCGGAGGTCTTGGAGTTCGGTGGAGGCGGAGGTCATGCAGCACTCCAAAGCCGGTCTGCCTCGGCCTTGAGCCGCTGGCATTCGGGGTCCATGGCGATAGCCTCCATCTGGCGCTCACCGCTCCACCACCGGGGCAGGCTGGCCCGGACCTCGCGCATCCTGCGGATGAGCGCAACCTGGGCCTTGATTTTCAGATCAGCCGGATCGTTCATGCCGCACTCCTCTGTATCCGCGCCAGGGCCTCGGCAGCGATCCGCTGCGCCTGGTCCGGGTGCTCGGCGATTAACTGGAAGGCCAGGGCGTCCATGGCCACGAGGTGGGTGAGCTCGTCCTTCTGGGCCTGGAGCAGCGTCAGGAAGGGCGTGAAGTCCGGGAGCGTGGCGACGGGGCCGATGGTGTCCAGGATCTCGTCCTGGTGGTCCCAGCCCCAGGCGCTGAGGTAGGGGCGGAGGCGCTCGACGAGGGTCATCGCTCCTCCTCCTTCTCCGGCGCAGGCTCCGGCGCAGGCTCGAACCATTGCGCGTTGCCCGGCGCGGGCGCGTACCCACGGGCGGCCAGCTGGCGGTTCAGCACGGCGAGGTCGAAGGGGTGGAGGTTAGCCACGGGGGGCCTCCCACTCCACGCCCACCTCCAGCGTGCGAATGTCCACCCACAGGCCCTCGCCCACAGCCTGGAGCGCCTGCTGGGTGAGGGTGTAGCCGCCGGGGAGGAACGGCAGGGCGTTGGCGACGAGGGCGAAGGCGAGGGAGGTCATGCGAGTGCCAGCCTTACGAAATTGGCGGCCATGCCGAGCCAGATGCCGCGTGAGGGCGGCATCCCAAAGGCCACCGCAACCAGGACGCCCGCAGCGGTCATCAGCAAGCAGCCGATGAGAAAGGTTGAGAAGGATCGCTTCATGCAGACATCTCCATCGGAAGGGGCACCTGGCCCATGGCTTCGGCCTTGGCCGCCTCGAAGGCGGTGATGGCGTCCAGGTCAGCGGCCTCGAACAGCTCGGCCACGTTGAGTTCGACGGTGACGTCTCCACGCTCGCGGGCCTGCTCCTGGAGCCGCTGGAGGACGCGCAGGCGGGTGGTCAGTTTTTCGGCGGCGGCGAGGAGGTGGTGCATGGGGCTACCTGATCGCCAGCGAGTCTTCAGAGAAAAATTCACACCCACTCAGCGCCGCGTTCTCCTTCATGCTCTTGGCGTAGGCGTCCAGCGCCTTCTCGTTGGGCATGAGAAACTCAGCGGGGACAGCCTTGGGGTCCACGATCCGGCACTTCCAGATCTTCCGCACAGCCGCCCCGCGGGGCTTCTCGACGGTGGTGATGGGCACAGACACGGAGATCGGCGTGGCGACCTGCTGGGCGGCCATGGCCTGCTCCTCCAGCGCCTCGGCGGCGGCGGTATCACCGGCGGCGGCGGCCTGCTCGGCCTGGACCAGCAGGGCCTCGGCGGCGGCCTGCTCGGCGGCCTGGCGGTCACGCTCGATCTTCTCCAGGCGCTGGCGCTCCTTCTCGGCTTCGGCGGCGAGGTGGCGCTGTTCCTGGTCAAAGTCCGTGATGCTCTTCTTCAGGACCACTTCCACCTTCGCCAGAAACTCCATGGCGGGGCGGAACTTGTCCATGATGGCTTCGATCTCGGCCCGCTTGGGGTCGGTAATCGACTTCCGGTAGGTCTCGATCTGCTTGGAGAGGGTCTTGATCTGGCGGGTCTGATCGACGGCGGCCTGGGACTCCTCGGGGGTGTTGATCTTCACCCCCTGGACGTCTACCGGGAAGGAAAGGGCCTGCTTGATCAGCAGGGCCCCTTCCTCGGGGATGGTGATGGTGACGAGTGCGTCCATCAGATCATGTCCTCGCCCAGCATCTCGGGCACGGTGATGCCGTTGGCGTAGCCCTTGTCGTTGACCTCCAGCAGCAGCTCCACGCCGCTGAGGGCGATCTGGAGGGCGGAGAGGTCGATGGGCTCACCAGGTGTGGGCTCGGGCAGCCCCGCGGCCAGGTGCAGGCGGTCGATGGTCTGGCCGGCGTAGAAGTCGGCCTTGGACCCGTTGAACTTGATGATCTGGTCGATCTCGGTGGCGTTCTCCACGCTCTGGTAGGTCGCCACGAAGACCACCTGGGCGCTGAACTTCTTCAGCTTCTCGGGGTCGGTGATCTCCTTCATGGCGACGAGGTAGACGGGGTGCTGGCCAGCGGCCAGGGTCTGGGGCTTCACGTTGGGGGGGCAGTAGGCCATGGGAGGCTCCTTAAGAGGCCAGCGCGGTCGGCTGGTAGGGGGTGACGGGGGTCTGGTTGATGATCCGGACGGTGCGCTGGCTCCAGGTCTCGCCCTTGGCGGCGATGGTCTGGTTCGTGAGCTTGGTGCGGAGCTTGTCGAACTCCTCGGCCTTCATCCGGGCGAGGGTGGGCCCGTTCTTGCCGGGGAGGAGGTGGCCGGCCTTGAACATGTAGGCGCGGAGGGCGTCACGGTTGATGCCGTAGGCGCCGATGAACTTGTTCAGGGCCTCGTACTGCACGCCGCTGATGCCGCCGTTCTCGGTGTCCAGGCGCGGGTCCAGGTCGTCCACGAAGTCAGAGACCTCCTGGGGGACCGGCGCGCCCTCAGGGCGCTCCATCTGCGCGAAGACCTCGCCGGGGGTGGTGGGCTCGGACTGCATCACCTCGCGCATGGCCTTGATCTCGGCCAGCAGCTCGGGGAGCTTGGTCGGACCCTCGGCCTCGAAGTCCGCGATGAGGGCGGCGCGGGTCTTCTCCGGCATGCCCAGGGTGACCTCGGCGAGTTCGACCAGGGCGGCGACCCACTCGGCGGGGGGCTCAGAAGGGGCAGTAGTCGGGGTCCCCTGGACCTGGGGTGCGGGGGCCTGCG